TCGATTACGAAGATCCGATGTCTATTAATACTCAGTATGAATCAAGCCAAGTCGATCTTATTGAGTATCATGGCAAAGTGCCACTCCGTATGCTTAAAATGGTTAACGGGGAAGAAAAAGACCTAAAAGATATACTTGATGAGAATGGCAATCCTAAACCAGTAGATCTGTATGCCGGAGATGGCCCTCTTGTAGAAGCTATTGTCACAATTGCCAATACTAACGTATTGCTACGTGCGATGGCTAATCCCTTCGTAATGAAGGATAGAAGTATTATTGCCGCACAGATGGAGAAGGTTCCAGGGAGATTCTGGGGACGTGGAATCGCAGAGAAAGGATACAATCCTCAAAAGGCGCTTGATAGCGAGCTTAGGGCTCGTATTGATGCTCTTGGGTTTATTAATTCCCCGATGCTAGCTATTGATGCTGGCCGTATGCCTAAAGGCTTTAGATTTGAGGTTAAGCCAGGAAAGGTATGGACAACGCAAGGGCCTCCCGCAGAAGTCTTAGTCCCAGTCAAGATTGGCGACTACTCGACGCTCACTTTCGAGCAAACGCAGGAAATGGAGCGGATGGTTCAAATGGGAACCGGAGCCTTCGATACCGCGACGGCCTTGAAAAATCAGAGTCAAAGTGGCGCGAATTCGTCGTCCGCCAACTCTATGTTGATGGGTGCCTTCGTCAAGCGCGCCAAGCGCAGTATAGGCAACATAGATCGTAATTTCTTAATGCCCTTAGTCAATAAGGTTAAGTGGCGTTATATGCAGTTTGATCCTGTAAGATACCCAGCAGATTACAATTTAAAGATTAAGACTACGATGGGAATCGTAGCACGAGAGGTTGAAGCTGCTCAAATGACGCAGCTTATAGGAATGATGCCAGAGGAATTCCATCAAGTGCAGCTTATGCTCATTGAAGGGATTGTAGATAATACTAGCATCCAGAATAAACAAGAAATCATGTCTGCGATTGATGCTATTGTACATCCTACTCCGCAGCAGCAGCAAGCAGCGCAGAAACAAGCCTCAGATCAACAGCAACTACAGCTTGAAATGCAACACGCTTTGCTTCAAGACCAGATGCTAAAGAATCAGAAACTTACTGCAGAGATCAAGCATCTACTTGGCGAGACTGCAACCCTTGAACACGAGGCAGCAGCTAAAGTGGCTACTATTCATCAACAGTGGGAACAGATCCAGCTTAAGAAGAAAGAGGCTGACCAGTTCGCTGAACAGAATCAGATTGCAGCCGCAGGATTGCCGATAAAGGCAATGCTTGCTCATGCAGCTTTAATCTCTGCTAAGAACCGAGCAAAACCTGCTACTAAATAACATCTCTGGAGAGGGATATGGATCAAGATAGTTTAGCCCTGCTTAGCGCGCAGGATCAAGAAATGTACCTTGCTCATACTCGTCGCTTTGCGACAGAGGATTGGCAAGCATTAATGGAATGGTGTAAAGAGCAAGCAATTAACTGCTCTGCACGAGAACTGATGTCAGGCAAGTGGGAAGATATCTTAGTTTGCCGAGGCGAGAAACGAGCCTACGAGGCTCTTGTCGGCTTAGAACAATCAGTTGAAATGGAATACCAGGCAAAGGTGGATGACATCAATGCCAAACGAATAGCGGAACTAGAATCGGAGTATGAATAATGCTCATGTTCTATGATTTCCACTGCACCGACTGCAATGCAACACACGAGTCCTTTTGCCCAACTACAGAGTTGGAACATGAGTGCCCTGAGTGTAGCGGAATTGCACGACGTATACTGTCGGCAGTTAGGATAGATCGAACTCGCATAGCGACTACGGGATCTGCAAGCCCGGAATCAATAGCACATTTTGATCGTATCCACCAACAGCGAAAGGCAATCGAGGAACGTAACATGCGGGAGCATGGCGATTATGGCAAGGCTCCAGGCAGTGACTAACCGATCTTTCTTCTCAACTAACCAACTACATAATCCATCTGGACGTAGTTAGGAGTATCACATGCCCAATAGTATTGTTGACCCGACTATCGAAGAAGTTGGCAATCCACAAAGAGCCCTAGACACAATCCAAGAACTGTCTGCTACCAAATCTGAACCTAAGAAAGACGATCCAAAGCCCCAAACTGGCATTACAGATCCCCGCTTTAAAGATAAAAGCGCCGAGGAAATCTACACTGCCTACAGGAATCTGGAACAACTTCAAGGACAGCAAGCATACGATCTTGGACGCCAAAGGCAACTGACGGATCAACTGTTAGCGCAGAAGCGGGAAAATGATCTACGAGCAAACGGGGCTCAGGCACAAGCGCAAGCTAAAGTGACTGCAACCGATTTGCTTGAAAATCCCCAAGAGGCTTTAGATAGATATTTTGAATCCCGTCGGGATTCCACTGTAGACCAACTGAAACAGCGTACTGCTCAACTGGAGCAACAGCTTACTCAGACCTCGTTTGTAGCGAAACACCCCGACTGGCAAGAACATACGAACGATCCTGCGTTCGTTGAATGGGCAAGGCAGACGCCTTGGAGAATGCGGCTAGCGCAAGAAGCAACAGCCAATAATCTCCAATCAGCAGATGCCCTTCTCTCAGAATACAAAGCATCCAAACCAAACGCCGTCCAGAGTGAAGCACTGGAATCTGCGCGAAAAGTCGGATTGGAACGTTCTGCATCTTCTGGTGAAGATACCCGTCCTCCGGGCAAGATAATTCGTAGGGCTGACATGCGTGCTATGCGCGTAAATAATCCCGAATTGTATGAATCTCCTGCTGTTCAAAATGCGCTCTTATTGGCGATCAAAGAAGGTCGTTATCAAGAGTAAGTCTATTTATAGCCATCAATAACAATCACAAGAGTATAAAAGAACATAGATGGCTACTGCATTAGTTTTAACTAGTGACATCAGTTCTAGCGTATTCGGCGGGCCTGGTAGTCCTAACGACGTCCATGCCGGTGGGTTTGTTCCCACATTATGGAGCGACGAAGTTGTCGCGGTCTATAAGTCGAACCTAGTTCTGGCGAACTTGATTCGCAAACTCAATCACCGAGGCAAGAAAGGCGATACTATCCGTATCCCGACTCCTGCTCGCGGTGTGGCTAACACGAAAGTTGCTCAAAACGTTGTCACTCTGCAACCGTTCGTGGATGCCTCAAGCGTTGGTGGTATCACGATTATAATCAACAAGCACAAGGAATACTCGCGCTTGATTGAAGATATCGTGGATATTCAGGCGCTGCCTTCTCTGCGTCGATTCTACACAGACGATGCAGGATATGCAATTGCTAAGCGCGTAGATCGCGACATATTCTTCCAGTTGACGGCTTCGGCCCAGGCTGGCGGAACGTCGATTGAAGATCCTACGACTGGCAACATTACCGCAGCCTCGACCTTTGTCGCGACTGTTGGCGACGGTGTGACCGCTTGGTCTAGCACTGGCGCAGGTAATGCCTCCGACTTGACGGATCTTGGTATCCGTCGGGGTATCTTCAAGCTTGACTCGGTGGATGCACCGATGGCTGGTCGATATTTGGTTCTCCCTCCGGTTGCCAAAGCTCTCATGTTGGGCGTTGCTCGCTTTACGCAGCAAGCGTTCACTGGTGAGGCTGGCCCGGCGAATTCAATCCGCAATGGTTTGGTTGGTAACGTGTACGCTGTTGAAGTGTATGTGTCAAACAACCTGCCCGGCGTGTTGAATGGTAATGGAGTCCAGGGTGGTGCGGTTACGTTGCTTCTGCAACGTGATGCGGCAGTGCTTGTAGAACAGATGGGTATTCGTACGCAGCAACAGTATAAGCAAGAGTTCCTTGCTGACCTGTTCACTGCGGACATGGTATACGGCACGCAAGGTTTGCGTGGCGGCAGTATCGTGACCTACGTTGTACCAACTTTGCTTGATGCTTAATTGAAGCAGGGGGGCTGTGTAACAGCAGCCCCTTTTCAATGTCTAACGCACACAATTATCCGCTTCTCGGGCAGGCATTCTTAACGAGTGTCCCTTTGTCCGCTAACGCCTCCCTTTCAGGGACTGATTCTGGAAAGGCTTTCGTAAACACGCCTGCTACGGCTGCTATTACGATAACTTTACCAAAAGCGGTTCCGGGTAGGCGTTTTATTTTTGTAGAAACGTCTGCCCATAATATGGTGATTCAACCCCAAGCCGTAGATACAATTCGTGGTAGTGGCCTGGGGGCTGCTACTACCCTTGCGGCTTTAGGAACAAATCTTTTGCTTACTTGCGTAGTTAATGGTTTCTGGGAGCTATTCTAAATGGCGATGACTTTTAGACAGTTACTGAATAGCGTGCTTGGCACGATAGGGAGTGCCCAAGTTCCAGCAGCACAAACTACTGTAACTGATCCATATCAGCTTCAAGTAGCTACGTTTTTAAATCAGATTCGTGAAGAGTGTGAAGATGCGTGGAACTGGAGAGCGTTGTGGGTAACATACACAATGACAGTTCCTGCTAATGTCTTAACTCAACCTATTGTAGATATAAACACATCAGCCACTCCTAATGCTCGTTGTCGTACAGTACGTATGACTGATAAGCGTGTTGGTAGAGAGGTAGCCTTATGTTTCGATATTACATCATTCCCAATCCCATTCCCAATGGCGGAAACGACCAAAGCGGGAATTATATACTTCAATACGGTCTTGAACCAGACCCCAGTGCAATACTCGACGACCTTCGCCGTAGACAACACTGGAGGCGATTCGATCAACCTAATGGTTTACCCAGGAGCCTCAGTAGCTCGAAATGTCCAGATTACACTGTGCAACCCAGTCCCTCGAATAGATCCTACGATAGCGGGTACTACCGGGGGACTTGACACTTTGATTACAATTCCTACTCAACCAATTGAGTATGGTACGGTTTGGTATGCTCTACAAGAGCGTGGTGAGGAATTAGGAACGAGTACGATCTTTACAGAAGAGAGATTTAGAACAGCCCTCGATGATGCAGTTTCGCGTGACCAAGAAGAGTCTGGTGGCATTATGATGACCGTGGCGTAACCTAATGCCTGAATCGGGGATGAATCGAGTCCAGCCGACTTACCAGCTTCAACCGCTGGACTTAGTAGCACCTGGATTTCATGGAATAAACTCTGTTCAAGCAGGAAGTCTGCTTGACCCCAGTTATTGTATTCAAGCTACAAATGCGATTATAGATACGTCTGGTCGTTTGGCTGCTAGGAGCGGAATTGTTACTCAAACAACTACTCCGATTGTTCTTGCGCAAAGCTTTACAGGGGCGCCTGCTACTGGGGCGTTGTCCGCGACCTTAACGGCGGCTTGGACTAGAACTACAGGACCTTACACTTTTGTTACTAGCACAGGACAAACCATTGTTGGGAGCTTCATTCAAGGTAACACTGCTGTTACTTTCAACACTGCTATTACTGGTTCTCCTACCGCCAACATCACTGTTAGTTTGCCTATTGTTTATAGTTTTGAATATGTCAAAGGAGGGCCGACATATACAGAACTGGTTACTTGGGCTGGTGGAATCTCAGCTAACCTTTCTAGCCCTTTAGCTAATAACATAGCAGGAACAGTCAATGTCACAAACGGACAATGGTTCTTCGGAAACTTCAATAACAAAGTTATCGGGTTCCAATCAGGGCAGGGACCTATTGTATGGAACGGCACCGGAAATTTCGCTTCCATTGTGGCGTCGCAAGGATCTGTCGTTACAGGAGGAGTCGGCTGTACGGCTTTTGGAAGAGTTTGGCAGGTTGCCTCTGATGGGCAAACCATCCACTATTCAGGACTCTTAGATGAAACAGATTGGGGATCAGCAAGTAGTGGCATCATCGACATGCACACTATCTGGAGTGCAGGTACTGATACCGTCACCGCAATTGTCGCCTTTAATGCAGCCCTTGTTGTTTTCGGCACCAATCATATTGTCTTTTTTACCGATGGGCGAGGATCAATGCTTGGGCTCGATCCAACTCAAGCCTATGTCTTTGACGTAATCGGATCAACAGGAGCTTATTCGCAGTGGACAGTCCAACAAATCGGAGAGGGAGACATCGTATTTCTAGGCCCAAACGGACTGCAAAGCCTCGGGAATCTACAGAATGCTCGGTCCTTCCCGATGTCAAACTTGTCGAAGTATGTGCGGGACAACCTACTACAGCAAGTGTCTCAAGAGACTCAGGCGACAATAAGAAGCACATACAACAATTTTCTAGGCCAGTATTTCCTCTCCTTACCCAATTCTGGAACGATTTGGTGCCTGGATATACGACGTATATACAAAGATGAAGTTGGAGATGAATGTGGAATAATGACTAACTGGACCATGAATGGTACAGCTATGCATTCTACACAAAATAATCTAACTTATATTGCACGAACTCCAGGAACTATTGGACTCTACTCAGGTAATAGCGACGAAGGAACTACCTATCAATTTAGTTACCTATCTGGATGGCTTAATCTTGGTGAACAAGTAGCACAGAAATTAAAGATGCTTAAGAGGTTTGAGAGCATTCTATTTTCTGGCGGATCTAATACTGTTACTTATAACTGGAATACAGATTTTGGTAATAATGTAAACACAGCTACTCTTAATATAGCAGCTACTGGAGTTCCCTCTCTTTATGGGTTAGGGCAATATGGACTATCTCAGTATGGTGGGGGGTCATCTTTGACACTTCTTAAGTACGACGCCCGTGCTAGGGGGCAGTATTACCAGATAGGCATAAATGCTATCGTTTCTAATTTATTTTCAATACAACAAATTCAACTTGCGGTCAAAATTGGCCGAACGGCATAAGCAATGAGCAACTACGTCCAAACTACTTTCTTTACTCCTAAAGATAGTTTGCCTCCATCAAACCCGGCAAAGACAATCTTTGGGGCTGCTTATGATGTAGAGTTTGGCAATATAGCCACTGCTATAGCTAGCAAATTTGATACTACTTCTATTGCTACTGCCCCTATTCTTTTCAATCTTGGAACTGCTGCCCTTCCTGGAGTAGCTTTTGTTGGGCAAACTGGAACTGGTATTTACTCTGATGCAAGTGGGGACTTAGGGCTTTCAACTTCCGGCGTAGATCGTATACTCATTAGTGGAACTACTGGTGGGGTAACTGTTGTTGCGCCTAGCAGCGGTGTGGCGCTGACGGTGAACGGCGTTAGCGGCGCAGCTTCTATAGTGGCCAATTTCGGCAGTACTGGGGCCTCAACTACGGCTGAAATAGCCGTGACTGCTGCAGGTAATACTGGTGGTACGACTTCACTTTCGATGTTTCAGGACAACGCAAGCGCGGCTCATGTTTGGAATCGCGCCAACACTTCACTAGACCTTGGAACGAACAACGCAGCGCGGCTAAGTATCTCGAATGTTGGCAACGTCACGATCGCCGCACCAAGTAGCGGCATAGGTTTGATTGTTGAAGGTGGAACGGGCGGCGCGGCTGCGTCATTCGACAGTGCTAATGCATCTTTCGGCGGATATATTGCGTTCACCAACAGCGGGGGGAATAACGCATTCTTAGGATCGGCATTGGGGGTGCTCGGCACCAATCTAGGTGACACGGCCCTTCGTGCTCAAGGGCAATTGTTATTCGCTAGCGGTGGAGGCAATACTAGAATCACCATAGCATCCGCAGGCAATGTCACCATCGCCGCGCCGACCAGCGGTGTCGCACTCGGTATCACCGGGGTTGCTGGTAGCAACATTGTTCTAAGTCTGAGTTCAACTTCAACTAATGCCGCTGGCTCTTTACAGTTTATTAATTCCACTACTGGCGACGTGGCTGGAATTGGCATGGGTGGTATTATAAATGGTCAGGGTGTTAACGATCTTGGCCTTTATTCCCAGGTGGGCTCAGTACAGATAGGGCGCGGCAACGGAACGGCCCTCGGAACTACATTCGGTTTTGCTGGCAACGTCACCGTTGCTGCGCCGAGCAGTGGCAACGCTCTTACTGTGAATGGGATTAATGCTACGCAAGCACTGACTGTAAATGGGGGAACAGGAGCAGGTACGATAGGAGTTTACTGTGCTGCTGGAGGAATACAAGGCGATAGGTGCATATATTTCACAAATAGCACTGGTGCGACAACTTTCGTAGACGTACGTGGTGATGGTTCGATGATGGTTGGGAATGGGGTAACTCCAGAAGGCCCCGGTACACTCAATGTTCAAAATGGCTACTGGTTCAATGGAAATCCACAACAATCATACCGAGCATTAAAGCCCTCAACAACTTCTACATCTTCGAATACCGTATTAACTGCTGATGGTTCCCTAACCTTCTCGCTGCCAATTGGTACTTACACTATTCGTGCATTGATAATGCCATTTAGTGCAGGAGCTTCGGGGTTTAAGTGGGGATGGATTACCACAGGAACGATGGCTGGTTGGTTTGGCGACGGAGGTAATAGCATTAATGGAAACTCTTCAACTGCTGCTGGAACGCCGCAGCAAACTCTGGCCACAACTAAATCTGTAGCATTGGTTTCTGGCGGGCAGAGTGATGCAATATACATTACAGGACAAGTGAGTGTAACTGTTGCGGGAGTTTTGACTTTCGCGTGGGCACAAGCAGCCTCAGTTGCGTCTAACACTAGCGTCGGCGGTGGTAGTTGGTTGCAGTGTGATCGGATAACTTAATGCAACTACTAGATGTGCTTGATAAAGGATGGCCCTTCGGAGCGAGTGTACTAGCTGGAGCAGTTGCTTTCGGCTCTTTACACTCAGATGTTAAAGATCTTCAAACTGCTCAAGCTACTGCTCGTACAGACCATGATTCTATCATGCATCTTGAACAAGGGCAATCAGATATGAAAGAGACTTTAGCTGATATAAAAGCTGCTTTAGAACGAATAGAAAAGAAGTAAGTGGCTTACAATCCTATTACCAATCAGCAGTATTATAATGCACAAAATGCTGCTAACACCGACGCTCAATTAGCTCGTAATCAAGCTAGCCGAAGGTTTGGTGGAGGAGCTACTGGTGGTACTGGGGATCGTGGGGTTGCGGCAGGAAGCCAGCTCACAGCGATAGGCACTCCTAAGTTTGATAATACCTTAAATGCCTTAGATCCTACTGGTCGAGGAAATTTTACTAAGGATCTACAAGAAACTACTGCGATTCTACAACCAGAATCGACAGCAGATAAGATTCTTCAAGGAGTATCTCTTGCTGCAAGTATTGCGCCATTTGCGGCTCTTGGTGGGGCTGCCGTTGCCCCTCTTGCTGCCTCTGCTGGGGGCGGGATTGCTGGGGGTGCTATTACTGGTGCTGCCGCCGGGATAGGTGGAGGAGCAGCTACTGGACTGCTTACTTCTGGTACTTCTGGAGGGGCTATCGGTAAAGATGCTCTGAAAGGAGGGCTTACTGGAGCGGTTACTGGCGGTTTAAACGGTCTCAATAGCACAGGATTAGGTTTACCACAGCCTTTAACAGGCGCAGCCGGAGGGGCTGTCAAGAGTGCCATTACTGGAGGAAACCCACTTGTAGGGGCTCTCAGTGGTGCAGGAAGTGGTTTAGGAGCCATGACTGGAATTGCAGGGGCAAGCCAGCTTGGTGGAATGGCTGGAACAGCCCTTGGTAATGAATTTATGCTCCCCTCGATTGCGGGGGCTAGCCCAGGGGTAATGTCAGGATTGAACTCAGGAATGTCTGCTATAGGGCAGACAGGAAATATAGCAGGAAATAATATGGCGGCTGGACAAAGTACAACGAACTCTGGAACAGATCTTGGTGGAGCAATTAATACCGGACTTGGTATTGGTACTACTCTACTCGGGAGTCTTGGTAATGCCCAGAATGCCAATGCTGTTGGCAATGTGCTAAGTAATGCTCAAGCAGGAACAGGAGTTGGTACTAATACAAGTTATACCGGTCCTAATGCTACTGGTGCTATTAACAACGGGCAAGTTAGCAATCAGTTAGGCGGAGGGTTAAATCTTGCGAACACGCAACTCGGGAACTTCGCCAACCAGCAAGCAGCTATTGCTACAGGCATCGGTGGACAAACTCCCGCTCCTGTGCAGTCTGCCATCAACCAGGCTGGAACCAACGTTGCTGGCCCAACATCTACAAACCCATTGCTTGGACAGCAATACGGGAATCAGCAAGCCGTAGAAGGGGCTCAAGCAGGATTGATTGGGCAAGGGCAGAATGTACTCAATAATCCCAACGTGGGAGCCTTCAACAATGCGGCGGCAACGCAGCTTAATACTGCTGGTTCTGACTTTACTAATACTTTCAATAACTCGCTTACCGCGCTTAATAAACAGTTGGAACTCCCAACACAGCAAGCAGAGAGTGAGTTGGCTAACTCGCAATTTGGTCGTGGGCAGCTTGGCACGAGTGGGGGAGCTTTACAGACACAAGCTTTTGCCACAGGTCTTGGGCAAGCCTATCTCGGAAATCAACAAACCGCCTTCAACGAGGCAATGAATGCACAAAACTCAGCAACCTCTAACGCTGGAATTCTACAAGGGGCTGGTAATAATGTACTCGCCACCGGAAACAATCTCCTTGCCAATGCGTTTGGGCAGTTTAACAATACATCACAACTCGGAACGAACACGGCTAATTCGATCTTTGGACAAAACTCAAATATCAGTCAGCTAGGGGAACAATACGGACAAAACCAAGTCAACAATGCGACACTCGGACAGACGCTTCCGGCAACCCTGGCCGGACAGTATGGAGCTAACGCAAACGCTGCTATTACTGGTGGTATTACTGGGGCCAACAATATCGCTAATTCTGGAACCACTGCCGCGCTAGCAGCCGGAACGCAACAAGGCAATCAGTACAATAATGCTAACTTTGCTTCTGGATCAATCCTCAACTCTCGTGGATTCGGACAATACGGACAGAATGGGCTAGCCTCAATTGGGGCTGGGATAGGATCAGCCCTTGGTTCTAATGGAGTTGGTGGAGGGATAGGGAATCTTATCAGCGGAGCCCTTGGCGGTAATCCTGCTGGGAATATGGAAATAGGGGCAGGAACTGGAACAGGCGATGGTACTCTACCAGTAGGATTTGATCCTAATGCTGGTTCCTCGCCAATGCCTGTAGATTTAAGCGGGCTTAATCAAATCCCGTCCTTCGACCCAAGCGAGTTTGATCTTAGTAATTTGAATTTCGGAAGCTAACATGGCTCAACAAAACGTAGACTTGGCCGACGAAGCCCCTGATGCAGATGAAATGCAGGCGCAAGTTACTGCGCAAAATCAAGCAAACGTAGGTAAAGCTACCAACGCTTTTGAACTTGGAAATGCAGTTACCGCTCAAGGCGGTAATCAGATAGCGCAAGGATTCCAGCAACTCACAGGAGATATGAATGTTGGAGATCCGCGCGTTGTGCAGGCGCGCAAGATCCAGACGGCTATGAAGCAGATTATCATGTCTGCCAATGCAGAATCAGATCCTGATGAAGATCCTATTCAAAAGCAGATGCGCACTGCTGCTGCTATTGCCCAAGGAATGGCTGGTATATCTCCACAGATAGCTCTTAAAGCACAAGATAAACTAACGCAACTTCAACAAGCACAAGAGCAGCAAAGATACGTTACTGCGGAAGCTGAGCAGAAAGAAACGCAGACGGGGCAAGCTAAGTGGACTTCTAAGATTGCTCAGAATACTCCACAGACTATATTCTTAGCTACTGACCAAGGAAATGATGCTAAAGGGATACCGCTTGGCTTTAAAGAAGTCAATAGCTACGATCTAACAGATCCTGATTCTATAGCTAAAATGCGTGCAGATAGAATTGCTGCTGCACAGAATGGGCAAGAACTTGTTCCGATGACTTCGGATCAATTGTTCAATAGCAAGACACAAGTTGCTACGATTGCTGCTAGAGCTAGAGAATTACAATCTCAGGAAGCTTTATCTCGTGCTTTGCAAGTAGCCGCCATGAAAACTCAGAATGGGGTTATGGATGGTAACACAATGCGTCAATTCGGGCGTATTGTAAATGCCGGAGAACAGTCTACTAATGTCTTAGAGAATATTACATCTCTCCCCTTTCAAGGGTCTACACTAGGTAGAATTGGAATTGGCATGGCTCCCGGTTCTAACTTGATGCACTCTAGTTTAGACACACTTCGTAACACTCTTTCGTCGAGTGATGTTATCAGATATAACACTGAAGTTGGCGGGCTACAACAAAACCTTGCTACTCTTGAAACTTTCGGACTTATGACTCGTGGTACACTTGTACAGGTTATGGATCGTGTTCTTGCTCGTGAAGGGGATACAGGGCTTGATCGTTTGACCAAACTAGCAGAAGCGAAACAGATCATAACTAATAGCATGAAAACTGCTACTAGTGTGTTTGGCCCTAAGATGGACGAGGATTCAAGGCAACAAGTGGATGCTATTACTCAGCGTTTAAATGCTGCTATCCCCTTTACTGTTAAAGATGTAAATGCATGGAGAAATGAAGGGAGTAAATCTAAGACGGTTGCTCAAGCTATACAAGAACGCTTAGATTCTGAACAAGCTAAAAATGGTACAGAAACTCCTGGGCAAGTTAAACCCCTACATGGGCTAAATAGCACTGATAGAGAAGGGAAGAAAATGCACTGGGTTGGCCCTGGTCCTACAGACTACGAGTATGATGAATAATGGGTACTCCAGTTCCATTAGACGCTTTGCCTGACCACTACGAAGGGGCTACTCCAGTAGAAACTATCTCTGAAAGAGAGGCTGCGCTTCGCAGACAAACTGGAAGCTTGTCGAACGGGGCGGCTGCCCCGCAAATAGCAATGGTCGATACTCAGCAACCCAGCGCATACAGTCGTGCTGGCGGGCGTCGTGTAGACCCGTCAATGCTACCCCCTACCCCTGTAGCGACCCCCCCTACGAACGCCGCTCCTGAGCCTTCTGCGTCGGTTACAGACCCTGATATCCAGGAATCCCTCGCCCAGGGCGATTCCGGAGGAGTATCAACCCCTCGGCAAAGCGGAGTTATAGCCCGTGGCATGGCTCAAGGGGCCCTAGGAACCCTCTCAGCAGCCGGAAGCGTTATGCCTGGGGCTGGAGTAGTAGCCTGGGTTAAGCATCAAATGGGGCTTCCAGATGACACTATAGGGGAGGCTGGGGAGAAGCTTTTGGATAAGATGGGCTTCTCAAAAGCCAAAGATACTGGAGAGAGAGCCTTAGATATAACCGGCAATGCTATAGGATCTACTCTAACCGGGGCTTTAGCTCCTACTGGAGGGGCTGTAGAGGCTCAATTTGGTCCTCAGAACTATAGACGCCTATCTGGGGTTGACTCGTCTGCTAACCAAAAGGTATTGGGATCAGTTCTAGGGCAGGAACTTGGGCTTGATGCTAATACCAAAATGACTCCCACAGCCTTGAATGCTGCTGGGAAACAGATTCGTAGCTTTCTAGATGTTGTACGAGATCCAGAGCGTATGATGTTTGCAGATCCTGGGGATGTAGAAGGACATTTAACGTCCCTAGCCCGTAATTTTACCGGCTCTGATGGGCGTTTGATGGAGCATCCAGCCATCAAAAGCTTCCTAGACGTGGTAGACAATGGGGATTTTCTTGCTAGTGATCTTGGACGAGTTAGCTCAAATCTCGGAAAAGCTGCGGGGAAAGTAGCAGGAGATGATTACCAGCTTAGCCAGGGGCTCTTTAAGGCTAAAGAAGCAGCAGAAACGATGCTTAAAGAGGGGCTAACCCCACAAGTACAGAAGTCCTATGAACAAGCCGTAGAAAGGTATGGCTTATTCAACGAACTTCACGACAACGCTCTTAACGCCGACACTGGGCATGTAGATACAAGTAAACTTGTACGCTACTTCAAAGCATCAGATCCTCAAGGGTATTCCGAAGGAACGGATACCCGGGCTCTATATCAGATTCTTCGCCAATCTGAGGGGATGGGAGGTAATCCTACCATACCGGGAATGGCAGGGTATCATTCACGCGCAATGATGATCGTGCGTGCTGCTGCCAGAACTGTCCCTGGAGGGGCTCAGTATGTGATGCAGAATGGGGTAAAACCAGGGTTACGCGCAATGGTGAATAAGCCAGGATTTATGGCGGCTCTTGGTGAAGAATTGAAGAATTCTGGGCAATACAAACAAGAAGATTTAGATGGAGAGGAATAATGGGAATCTTAGACTTACTAGAGCCTGTTGTGGCAATCATCAACAAGGTGATGCCAGACAAGGCACAGAGAGACGCGGCTGTTGCGGCTCTCCAATCACAAGCAGAGGCAGGAGAGCTTCAACAAGAATTCCTCGCCCTACAAGCCGTAACTAGTAATCAGACAGACGTAGATAAGGTTGAAGCGGCTTCTACCAGCCTATTCATCGCCGGATGGCGTCCCTTCGTCGGCTGGGTCTGCGGGATCGGGCTCGCTTGCTCCGCCTTCGTTGGTCCACTGTTCACGTGGATCACTGCCCTCGTAGGGCACCCCACCCCCTTCCCTATCCCCAATGATCCACTTCTGCAATCTACTCTCGCGGGAATGCTTGGCTTGGGCCATATCACTCGCACGTTCGAGAAGGTTAAAGGCGTTGCTGGAAGCCATTAATGATACCTCAAGGAGTATTAAGTATACTTGTCCCTCTTGTCAAACAGTTTGAAGGGGATAAGTTAAATGAGTACCCGGACGCAACAGGTAAGATGACGATAGGATACGGGCACACCGGGAGCGACGTAAGTGAGGGAGAAACTGAGACACAAGATCAAGCAGACTCTCAGCTTGCTCTCGACCTAGATCGTGCTTATACCCAAATGTTGGTATCGGTTCCCGCCCTGACCAATGAATCGTACACCAGGCAGGCCGCTTTAACGGACTTTGTATACAACCTCGGAGTTGGCACATTTGACCGCAGCACTCTCCGATCCGCAGTGATGGTTGGAGCATGGCAGAACGTAAAAATTCAGCTATCTCTCTGGACTCATGCGGGAGGAAAGGTCTTACCTGGGCTGGTTCGGAGACGGCAGGCCGAAATAGCCTTAATTGATGCATAAGGAAACCTATATGTCTGGAGAGAAGAGTGAGAATACCAACCAAATTTCAACTGATGGGGCAGCAGTATATC